GCAAGTCGTTAACCCTGTGGAACTTGTCGCCAATGAAAACACCTTCTACATAGTCATTGATTTGCATAACTACTGATGATGTGGTTTGATATTGCACGAAGCTTTTAAACGGTAAGTTGCCTATTTCAATAGTTACATCGCCAGTGCTTGTTAACGGTGACACGAAAGATATTTTCATCCCAACGAAGTACTTTAATACTTTTGCATTGTTGGCGGGTGTTAATATGATTCTGTTAGCATTTGCAGGGTCTATGGACGCTACAAAGCCATCTATAGCTGGATTACCTATGCTTTCCACTAGGTCTGTGCGGTTAATTTTCCTGTCTGTACCACTTGAGCTTTTTCGCAGCAGCATTAGGTCGCCGTCCGAAAAGTTAACGGTGCTTTCTAGTTCTGTGATTTGCTTTCCTGTCATTTTAAACTACCGTATTTCCAGTTGTTACATTTTTCCACACCGTGCCGTTACTATAAGCTAAGATACCGCCGTTAGAATCGCTAACGAACACTATCTGTGCGACGTTATCTGCTGCCGCAGGAAGTGTGTCTATAGTGTAAATCTTAGGGCGGTTGCTGTGGTAATCTAAGTATTCTAACGCAAGCCCTGTTTGCCGTTCTAGCCAGTTAAAATATTGTCTAGGTGGCACGTCGTATAAATCCCAACCCAAATCTTTCTTCTGTTCCGGTGGCTCATATACATTCGCTTCACTGCTGATAGGGTTTAGTACTGTTTCACTAGCCCACCTAGGAAATACTGGTTTAATTGGTTCAGGCATATCTAAGCACCTCTGCTAAAGTTCCACCGCCGACTATTTGCTGTGACGCATGTAGTAGTTCTGCGAATCCAAAACTGTCCGCCTTATCGCTCACGGTGTCCGCTTCAACAAGTAAAGCAGATGTTCCACCGTCGCTATTAATATCAAAGACTTCTTCAACTTGTGAGTTTACCAGAAAGTCCAATAATTCGCTAGTAGATTCTGAACATCTAAATATCTGGTCGCCACTAGCGGCGGTTATCGACGCTTTCTTAACCCCCAAGGGTTTAATCGAATCTATCAGCTTCCCAATACCACGTAATGGATATTGTACTTCAGGTAGAATATCCAGCGACTCCCATATGAACAGTGAGAAGCTAGCGGGGTATGCTTCTTTAAGTTCTACTAGACGTGGTGTGTACAATATGTTAATCATAGCGATGATATCTTCGGGTGTTCCCCCGCCGCTGTTGACAACCGCTTTTACCAAAATTGCAACTCTATAATCGTCATCTGCCCTGAAGTTACGATATTCGCCAACGATTTCGCCTATATAGTCTAATGTTGTGCCAAATGCTGTCAGAATGAATCGTTTTAGCTGTAAGTCAAGAAAGGTATTTTCCACTTCTTGCAATTGTGCGACCAGTGCTGAAATTAACGCTGTCAAAGCTTTACTAGATTTGTATTGTTCTAGTGTGTGGCTTTTTATTGTTTCTAGAAAATTTTCAGCTATAGGTGGATTTTCTTTCATGGTAACACTTCGATTGTGATTTTATTTATGTCGCTCGTGCATATTTGCGACGGTAATACATTAATGTTCGCAGATATCAGCGGTGGTATATTGGTCTCTATTAGTGAACCGCCAATTGTAAGTAGTGCATTGCTAATACCATCGACTGAAAATACACTTGCAAATAACGATTGATATATGATTGGTGACCCTAAACCTGCTTTTAATATTTGGTCGACGATATTTTGACGAATGTGATTAATAGATTCTGGTGCAAAGTCATTAGTCGGTGTGATTATGACTTTTACGAATACGTGAACCTTAATAGATCTAGAAAAGTGCACAATTTGTTGATTACCGCCAGAATCTAAGGTTACTAATTCTGTGTTCCCGACGCTTTGAATTCCTACAGGTTTGACAAGCCATATCATGTGTGCAATCTCGGCATCTAAGCCCCCTAGAATTAACACTTCAAAGCTTTTTGGAGGTAAACCGTTAATATCCATAATATCTGTTATGTTTTCTAGTATTTTGACAGACGTCACACCCACAAGGTTCAGCAGTCTAGCTTTCATCGATTCGACTGTTCCGCTACCTGAAAATCGAATCGACCCCCTCCGTCTAATTCTTAATTCAATATCTGTTTCTAAACCACGACCACTCACCCCCGCCGTTAGGTTGTTGACGGATACCCACCCCGCAATAGGTGTCTGTATTAGGTTAAGACTGCGTTCCGGAACAACTATACCTCCGCTTTCCTTTGCTACAAAATCCACATTCATTTGACAAAGATTTATAATAATTTCGTCGGTCATGAAGCATGAAAATGATACTAGGTGATTCATTGACGATATCACAAGTACTGAGTCTACCCGTTTAACAGTTAACCCGTCAATCGTGTCAAGTTGTAACTTTAAACCTGCCGCAATGTCTGCAGTCGTCTCAAAAGCTTCCTTTTCGTATACATACTGCACGTTATTAATGATTACTTTGTATTCTGTTAAGGTATTGTTAATAACTTCGATTTCGATAGCATTACATTGTTCATTGCTTACTGTCACATCGTCCGCACTTAAGAAAATTTGATTAGTGTTTTCGATTACTGCTTCACTTCCACTCTGAATATTCGTATAGTTAAGCGCTAGAACCTGCGCCGTAACTGTAGAATGTGTGGCAACTAGCCTTTTAATTCCGTTGTAATCTGCAATACCATCTAAACTGTAGCCGGTTGCTGTGTTTGGATAGGTGGAATTGTATATCTCCTCGCCTTTTAAGTCGACTTTTGCAACTTCCATTAAAAATGTATTAATTAATACTGAAAATACAGATGGGGGCGTTAAATTAATAGCCCCAAGTGCTGCCACTAAATTTGCTTCAACTTCTGATAACATAACATCGAAAGGCTTTGTCTTGTATCCCGTTTGAGTTAGTCCGTACTTCTTGCTCATAAGTCAATATTTACTTGATTATCTAGGTCGTCTATCACTGATATTTTAATATCTAAAATTCTTGTGGCATCGTTCATTGCTAAAGAAAATTCAACTATCTCTTTCACACCTTCTACATCCTGAATAGCATTTATCAAGACTGCGCGGATAGCGTCAATAGAGTTTTTAGTTCCTAGAATATCCCCATAATAAGGAACTCCTATATCCTGATCTAAAAACCATTCACCTTTAAACAATAATAAGGTTTGCTTCAACCTTTGCCCCACCGCCTCTTCGTCCGAAGTTAACCGAAGGTCAAAGTTTTCGATAGCTAAGTCGTGAGACTTTGTAAGCAATATATCTTTTTTAAACATTATTAAGTCGGTATGAGTGACGTTTTAGGTGTTGGGACAAATTTCCCAACAGGCACAGAATCTATATAGCCGTGCGTGTGAGTAGCTAGGTTAATACCCGTTGAGGTCTTAACCACTAACCCTTGTATTGTAGCGGCACAAGTTAAGTTATCCGTTAGCGTGCTAGTCCCTGTAACTTCGATATTTCCCGTGATTTTCAAGTTCCCCTTTTGGTTAAAAGTTGGCGCTTCTGTGTTGATTGTACTACTCGCTTTGACGTTGGCACTTTGACAATCTATCGTTGCAACTTGAGCAACCTTTGCGGTTAGAGTTTTGCAATCTACGCTTACTACTTCTGCAGCTTTAACGTTAGCAGTTTTGCAATCTACGCTTACTACTTCCGCAGCTTTAACGTTAGCGGTTTTGCAATCTACGCTTACCACTTCTGCAGCTTTAACGTTAGCAGTTTTGCAATCTACGCTTACCACTTCTGCAGCTTTAACGTTAGCAGTTTTGCAATTTATTATTATATTTTCAGTTTTGATATTCAATTCTTTAGCGGATATAATCTCAACTATACCGTTAGGTTTTAGTGTAATAGTTGAACCGTCGAAGCTAATTAACATATCGGTATTATTTTTTGCAGCAGATTTAGACACGAACGGGCTAAGCCCCATGATTGCTACAGCGTCGCTTAAATGATGGTTGCGCATACTTTTTGGCTTTAGGTTCTTTCCACCTAGTAACCACGAAGTACTGTCCCTATCTAGAAATACAATTAAACAAGTATCACCCCGTTTAATTGGCATTGTGATTGAAGCGCCCCCACATCTAGGAAAAATAACAGGGACGCCCGAAAGGATAGGGTATTCAATACTTGTATCATTACGGTACAGTTCTTGCATTTCGATTTTGACGTCTGCTTTTTGTGTTTTAAAGTCGTAACTTTCAACAGAAGCGGGCATTGCCACTCTTAAGGCTAGGGTTATTTTTTGCAGCAGGTCGTTAATGATTTCACCTTGTTCTTTTCCCATTTTTCCCACTTAGGTTAATGATATTACTTCTATATCGCTGTACCAGTCATTACCCCTAGTATCGCCCCTGTGTGTGATTTTTAGCACTTCATACTTACCTTTCAAGTCTTGGCTTTCAATTGCAATAATATCATTAATTTGCAATTGAGGTTGCAGTAAAGCTTGTATGGAACTAATCCTTTTAGCCTGTTTTACAATGGTGGACTTTTCTAATCGTCTAGATATCTGCTTCACAGATTCTGGATGTAAAATTAAACCATTTTCAGAAGTCAAGAGTATAATTTCACTTGCAACTGGTTTTTTAGTACCTTTGATTGTAATGATACCATTTTGTATTGACCATGTGAAGTTAAATTGCAATCCTAAGTTATTTAATATTTGGTCAAGTGAGCCAATATCGGCGTATCCGTTATCTATGATTTTAACGTCATCTATATTGACTAAGCGGAAAGTAAACTGACCGTTACTTTTCGTACGCAGATTGTCCAGAATATTCGATAGTTTCAGTTTAGACTTACTGGCAAAGCTGATACTTACAGGGTTATCTCTGATTTTGCGTAAACCTTCAGCCATATATATTTCGGTTACAACTTCTGTCTTATTGCGGTTATTTTTAACTTTCGATATGTCACCTTGTCCGATTTCGATTAAACCTTTATTTTGAGCGTAACCTGCGAAGATTTTCACCAACCCTTCATGCTCTGAAATTAATTTTCTAGTGTTAGGGGCTAGGTTGTATATTTCTACTTTTGCGGCATTTTCCTTCGGATTCTTCGACTTGATAATCTCAAATTGTATCTTTGCATTTTCAATGGTGATAGCTTTATCGCCAATAATAGCAACTTTACAAACTCGATCGAAATATATCATATAGGGATTCCATCTTTAAATTAGGGTGTTAACGGAATATGAAACAATTTAACAGCGCCGCTAATCATATTTTCATAGGTGATTGATACGATATTTTCATCTTCAGTCCACGGTACAAGGGCGCAGGCTGGCTTGTTAGTAACGTGACAGTTATCGAGCAGGTCAACCCCTAGCGTTAGCTTTCTATTTTGAATTAAAACAACGCCATCTTCTGTTGTAAGCGTTAGCGACCAATGCTCACCCCTGATATTGTAATCACCCTGAACCGAATATAATGTTCCAGTTACCCCAAGGGTGGTTTTTAGTTGAAAATGTGACACGTCAACCCACGGTATAAAGTCAAATTCTTGCATGACCAAAATAACTATTAATCGTTTAATCTACCCCGCAATTCAGTATAAAGAATTGTTATCCCTTTATTCGGAAAAGCCAACCGCCTAAGCAGTGAATCTTTGTGCGAGTCTAGTTCTATAGTTTGCAAAAGTAGTATAAACAGTACTTTTTTAAAACATAGCTTTAATCAATATTTTAAAAGATTTTATTAGTTGTCCACAAGATATGAAACTACACAGCTGTGTGGCAATTGTTAAACCTATCAAAATTAGCGATACTTCAAATATGAAGTTAAAAATATTTTGTAACATTATACACTTAATAAAATGATGAAACTTTACTAGCCCGCTCACTACGCTCTATCTTTTCGGTCAGTCTAGCTGGCGCCCCTTTGATTGCGTCAAAAATCATAGCGGCTATACTTTTGTTTGTGGTGACATTGGAACTATCTTTTTCCACGATTCCAGTGTTTACTAATGCTGACCCTACGGATTGGGTCAGCTTACTTTTAAAGTTAGCGTTTAAAGTTGTTTTAACGTTTGCAAATTTTAGTTGCATCAGCTCTATCACGAATTCGAAACGTCCACCAGTGTCGGAATCTTTGTTTGAATCTAAGTTCGTAATCGCCATATTAGAAAACGATTCTAAACTAGTCACAACTGTTATCAACGCCCTATCTTCCCAAAGTTTCCGCAGCAGCTGAAACGCTAAAGTACTAGGTTTTGCATTTTGGTTAAAAGGCGACAAAGCCTTAATATTACTAATCAAACTAGAAACAGAATTATTTTGTAGCGGCGTTTCAAGTATTCCAAAAAGCCTCATTGGTGTATCAGTAATAAAACCCTCAATTCGTATTTTTCGGGAATCTTTAAAAATATGGTCGTTTACAGATTCCTTCGTTTCTAGTGGATGTTCTGTAATCGTTGAGCTGAATTTAATATTTTCCTTCGTGCAAACATCAATAACTAAATCGCCAATCTTATTTTTAGCTGTACCTTTAAATAAAGCTGCACCTTGGGATAAAAGTCCAGACGCACGAAATAGCGGGGCTATAATAGACGCCATAATTAATAACTCCCTATTGCTGCTTGCATCTTTTCCATCTGGAACGTCTGATGCTTTTCTATTTGAGCCCGTGCAATCTTTGCGAACTCTTTGGCTTGTTCTTGACTTGTTCCCACTGGAACGTTAATCGTCATGTTAAAGGTGTTCTGTTGTGCCATGGTTGCAGATTTAGCGTTATTAATAACGCTTGACTTTGCAGATTCTGGGGTATACTTATACGGATTAATTGTGTTCATTGGCATATAGTTTCTAATAGGGTTAACCATAGCATCATGTTTAACCATATGCTGCCCACCTTCGCTATTTTTAGCGGTTTGAATATTCAATGACCCTTTAATCTGAGTGGTAACGTTACTGGGGAAATTCATCACACCATCTTTCGCTTTAATTATCCATTTCCACATATCTTTTAAAGAATTCACAATTCCATCTATTCCATCTTTACAGGTCGCCCATGCACCACTTTCCATTATACGAGATATTAGGGTGTCCCCGCCGCTAATAGTTAAATAAATTTCTTCAACTAAAAGTGCCAAGGCTGCAACTATTGCTAACACTACCCCAACCACTGGATTTGTCACCATTGCCACGGTTAAAGCTTTAAAAGCAATAACAGCGGTTGATATTGACCTAGCTAATGCTATGAACCACGCAGCAACTCCTAAACCAAGAACAGCCGTGATGACAGCACGCCAGCCAACAGTCGCTCTTACAGCAAAGTTAAGAACTGATGCTATTTGTCCAACAACAGAACTTAAAGTTTGAAACGCACCGCCTAATGCAACCACTATCTCACTTAATCGATCTTTAATCAACACTTTGTTTTTATTAATCCAACTATTAAAGACTTCTAGCGTTTCCTTTAATGGTGGTAGCAAGTCAATGATAAAACTGTTTCTTAATTGCAACGCTGATGATTTTGTTTTAAGTAACGCACGGTTGAAATCATCAACGATTGATATTTGTTTTGGGTCGAAGGTAGATGTACTTTTGCCTTCTTTAAAGTTAGATACGTCATTTAGGGTAGCCCTAAGGCTTAAACCAAACGCAGCACTAATGGAAGCGCCTATTACGGCAAATTTTCGAGCAACCCTAGACATGGATACGAGGGAAGTTTTAAAGCTTCTTTCTTCTAGCCGCTGCATCCCTAGTTTTTCTTGTACGAATTCTTTAGCTACCCTGTATCGTTCCTTTAATTCCACCTTTTCCATCTGAGTGGTAGCTTTCAACGCCTGCCTCTCTTCTTTAATGAATGTTGTGTTTTCTCGTGGTGTTAATGATTCTTTTTTAGTTAAAGGTGCTGCAAATTGATACTTAGGCTTCATAGCCCGCTCTTTTCTATTTAAAGCTTCTTTAGTTAAAGGTGCTGCAAATTGATACTTAGGCTTCATAGCCAGCTCTTTTCTATTTAAAGCTTCAATATCGTCCCTTTCATGTTTTGGTAACGCCGCTAATTCTGCAACATAGCTTTTTCTAATCCCTTGTTTCGGCTTAGAAAATTCAGTTTTCGGTGAAATAGCATCTGCTAATCTTGTGCCACCTATAGTTGAAATAGATTGTCGACTACTATCTTTGATAGACTGCATTTTATCCTTAGTGCGTTCTATTAGTGTGTTAAACTTTTCTAATCCAGCATTATCGATATTGAAACCAAGTTTAACCAGTAGTTCTCTAACAATCATTTATCGCCCCTTTGTTCTAGTTCACGCTTCATATCTAACAGGTCGTTAATTTTCATAATATCGTTTAACGTCAAGATTGTGCAAACTTCAGTATACGTTACCACTTTTTCCAGTATAGGTCGCCACAGAAAGAATTCCTCCCGCACAGATAAATCTAACTTTTCCCAGATGTCGTCTGCACTAGCTATTGTGGTTGTTTTTCTTCCGTTCCGGATAACGTCTCCATTAGGTCTTGTAACGGGTTTTTCTTGGCACCAGTACCGTCGCCCTGCAAAAAATCCTTAAAATTTACCTCGACTACTAACTTTAAAGCGGCGACTAGCTCCTTAAAATTACCACTAAAGATAATATTAAACCTTAATATATTAATAGTTTCTTTATTCCTCACGGTATTAGCTAATAGTTCAAGTATCAAATCACCATTCTGGTCAATTTCACACAATTTACCAATTGGGTCTGGATTAGTGAAAACATTTAGTAGCTTTCGGGCTAAAAAATACCCGTGCATCGCTGGAAATAATGTCACAGCATATTCGTTCCCATTAATCACCCTAGTTTCTACGTTAGGTACAGTAGCTTTAGTGGGTTCTAGCGTTTGCGTTAGTGATGACATTATCTAACCCCCCCGACGAAGTGTGACACAGATGTCGCCTTAAGCGTCCATTCTCTGGTTTTATTTTCTGCGCCGAATTCAACAGTCGGCGCCTGTTCCACGAAAACGTACAAGCTCGAAAACAGCGATGTACCACTTCCATCTTTAATTACCATTTCGAACATCCCGCCATTAGTTACCCTGTCCAATTCTAGGTAACCGCTTAACAGGTCGTTAGAAGGTGAAGACTGAGTCAATCTTAACGTGATTGTTGCAGAAGACCTCTTCGACTTAAATCTGGTTGCCTCACCGCTAATATCGTACGATATCGTATATGTTGGGTCTTCCATTTCAATGGTCAACATAGAATCTTCAGCAAAACCATTGATACCGCTACTACCTATTACTATGCTAAGCTGTTCTGGGTCAAATACTTTCTTAGTCATTTTCGTTTACCTTCTAATTATTAATTTTAAACTGAAATCGTGCCTTTAATATTCACGATGTGGATTGCTCCACTGAAACGGGCTTCAAACGTCAAAGTAACCCTTCTTGCCGCCCTATCTTCAATCGAAACATCTGCAAGTCTAGGCACGTTGATTTTTACACTTTCTCGGTCAATTATTGACCGCTCAACGCCTTGTGCCAATCCTGCTCTGAGCATGTTTTCCAAAATAGTAATCCCTTGGTCGGTCATAGCTATTTTATTGCTGTTGATGAAGACATTTGCGATCCTAGTTTGAATGTTACCAATGAGCCAATCGCTGCCATGGATGATATCTATATATTCACCACCGGCAGTCTTACCATCGAATGTACAATCAATATTCGCTAGGGGCGTGTAAAAGTTGCAGTTATTGACTTGTAAGCCGGTAATGTGCGCATTTGATAGATTGTCCGAAATTACGCCAGAAAGATTTTTATACGCCCATGAAGCGCTTCCAGCATCTTTCGTTAATAGTTTTCCCATCCACGCAGCTTCAGGGTATGTATTAGCGCCCACTCCACTAAACAGAACGAAGGTTCTCATGCGGTTTAAAGCTTTAATTTTAAATGCTAAGCTGTTGATGTTAGTGCCGTCGAGCATGGTAACATTTTCATTGGAAACGCCAAAAATTTTATTATCAGTTTCGACTATTGCAGATATTGCCAACTGGTCGACTTCAACTTTACTTGTGATGACCACGCCGTAAAATTCATTATTCGCAAGTGTTATTTTTGGATATGCAGCTGCAAAAGTATCTTGCACCGTTGTTCCAATGACTCGACCTATTAAAAGTTTTCTAGGCGTTGGGTCTTGTGCGAAGTAGGCAGCTGCGGCTTTGTATTCAACATCGGCGGCGTTTGTGTAGTCTATAGCCACTTCCGCCAAACTGCTGTAAGACTTCACTAAGGGTAAAGTAGCGGCGTCTATCGCCTTTTTAGTATTCCCAATAATTAACATGGTATTTAAAGAAGATGAAGTGATACCTCTTGTTCCTCTTGTTATCTGGACATTGATGTAGTTATCTATTATTGCCATTTTTACCTTTCTAATTAATGATGTATTCCTTGTCGCCGTGTTTTAGGTGTAGGTGTTCAATAATACCTACATCATCTTCAATCACCACGTTAAAACAAAATTCTAATGCAAGTATTGCGCGGCTTTCTTTCTGCCCGTCAACTTCAACTGGAAGTGCTGATATATTTTTTAAAGTGCGGTTTAAAGCCAACTCCCCTTTAAATATCACACTTGGCAACTCTGTGCTAAAACTGTTCTTTAGCTTAAATAGCAACATTTCAGCACCTACTAAACCGTCGCTAATGGCTGTGAAATTTGCGGTACACACAGAAGGTGTGACGATTCGCTGTATTCCGTTGCTGTCAACTGTGCGTGATATTGGTTTACTAATTGAACGAAACCCGCCCAGATAAAACGATACATAGGGTTTTAAGTCCCTAGGTTTTCGCTGATTTTCTATAACGATATCGTCGATAGTAAGGTCGCACGCTAGCGCTGTGAACTTCTGAATATTACTATATATTTCCTGAATCGTCATTAACTACCTGTCAACTTTCCGACCACTACAACTTCGTAATGAGCGGTAGCATATGTGCTTAAATTTTGCCTTGCTGTAACCTTAATTACCTGAAATTCACGATCGTTAATGATGACAGTGTCGGCATTAGCGACCGCTGCGGTCACAGTTTTTAATTCCGTAGAAGTATACAACACATATACTTCTTTCATTCGGTCACCTTCTGGTAAAGTTTGCAATACTTCATTATCAGCGCCTTGAATACTAGCTTTAATTGTGAAACTATCAGCTTCGCCATCAACCCACAAGTGTAAACCGTTAACGTCTTGATATCCTCCGTAACCTGTCCTTAGAACGGTTAAAGGTCTTCTGAACACATCGTGCATCATGATTTTTCAATTACCTCAAAGTGGATAGAATTTCGTAACAGCCCAGTATCAATCAAAGTTGTAGTCTTGCCACCTTTACCTTTAGTCTTACGGGCAATTGTACTTTGTGCATTTCTTGGTGAGATATTGCTTGCTATTTTTTCTTTAATGTCACCTACCATCATCTCGCCAAGAATACCTATTGATCTATCAGGATTAAATGCATCATCTATTAACAACTTGTTAATGATATCGTTTGCAGACGTCTCCCATTTTGCACTCTGTTCGTCTGCGGTGCTGCCCATGAACGAGCGTGCGGGAATGTCCCTAGTACCAAATTCATTAGCAATAGCGTAAGTTGCTATTAATTCCCCATCCGCATTGGTTTCAGATGTGTTCAAAATACCAGCTCGCACCGTTTTCTTACCCAAAGTTTGTAACTTTTTAATTAAAAGTTTAAAACTTTTATCAGTATCTTTCATGTTGTGCTAACACATTCTTGTCATAGGTGCTAAAACTATCTCTTTTACTAACTGTTTATACGTTCGACCATAGCTTGAAAAATCATATTCAGAATCTGCATCATTGGTCGCATACGTTATCGCAAGGTTACCTTCTTTAACAGATGTCACTTGACCACTAGCCCCTCTTCTTTTCAAAGATTGGTCTATCCTGTGAGCCGCCAAATACGTGATTAATTCATCACGTAAGGGCTGGCAAATATGATGACCTACATATTCAGACGCTAGGGTTAAGTGACCATTTAAAAACACAGTCGGTTCATCGCTAAATTCATCAGCTATTAACTTAAATCTTTCGATGAGTTCCACTACAACCTCAAATTTACTTCATGGGTACGTCTACTTTATTAACCTTATGTGCAATAGTGCCCTTAAGGTTATCGCTAGCTTTCATTTTAGCAGCAAGTTCTTCATCATTTGCAAGCTTCATGAACGCCGTTATATTATTCAATATTCGACCGCCCATATAGTTACGGAATATGTTAATATTTGCGGAATCTTCAACATCAGAAATACATTCGTATATGTTAAAACCTACATTATTAAATATATGTTCTAAAATCAAAGCATCTTTGTAAATTTTATCGCACATCTCGTCCATAAGTCCCCCTTCTAAATATTAAGCGTTAAGCATTGTACGAATACATATCGACGCAGGCTGACGGATAACAAGTCCACCGTGGGTTGATGTGCAGATTGTCTGAAAATATGAACCAATCGCTTCAAGCGGAAGAACTGTGAATTCTTCGGAGACGATATGTTCGATATTGTCGGGCAGATTATTCAACAACACAAAGCCATTCTTACCGCCGGTAAAAGCTCCTTTCAATTCTGGACACATTTTAACAGTTAGATTGTTAGCGGCTTCGAATTGATTTCTGATAGTCGCCCCCATGTAGGTATTAAATATCCTTTTATCGAGGATGTGATATACAGCGGGCGAACACAACATCATATTCGGAGGCATTAGGGAATTAGTGCTTTCAACGATGACGCCAAGTGCTTTGGTTAAATCATCATGAATCGACGTAGATGAGGTCGTAGATAAAGTCCAGTCATTAGTTACCGGCGCTTCGGCGTTGATTCCTGTGATGAATTTATTATCTAGAAGTCCAGACAAACCCACTTCTTTGTTGCCAAAAAAACAGGTGTTATTAATGGCTTCCATATTGCAGCGGAAAGCTTGCCTTTTCAAATTAAACACCAGATCGGATTGGGTATATTCTGAGGCGGCAAGGTCGACCCTGCTAAACATTAACGCAGAAGATAGTTCTTCAAGTTTCAACATGGAACTTTCGGCGGTAATGTTAACGTGTGGTGAAGTGGATTCTTTACCGCTTCGCCCATTGCCATAGTGTGCTTTTCCAGAACCGCTATACATAGTATATTCGTAGTGCGTCATGGCGAACGGTATCTTTTTTGTAACGAATACGTCAAGCGCGCTTAATGTGCTCATAAGGTTTTCGTATACTTTCGGGTCGTAGGCTATAAGTCTGTTTGAAAAGAACATAGCTGCGTTCGAATCTAATCTAACGCTTCCCCCCATACCGTAATTCGGCGACCTAAATGTGTTTAATAGTGTTGTCATTTCCATATACCTATTATAATAATTTGTTAATTTGCACAATTGCCAATTTCTCAACAACTGGTAAACTTGCCATTGTTCCTATATTGATAGCTGTGGCTAAAATTTCAACCACTGGTAACGCTGAAAACGTCATGGTGGAAGTTGTGGTGTTCCATACCAGAGTCGCACCTATAGCGGCGTTCGTCATAATCGTTCCCACTGGAATCAGTATGGCAACTCTACCAACCCGCATGATTGGCACTGATGCACCCGCAGGGTAACTATTAAAGCCGTGTGTAAGTGTAACCTGAGATGTAGCGCTGCCATCAGCTACCTTTTCTGCCGTTGCTACGACTGCGCCTAAAGGTTGAATATTGCTCCTAAGCGCAACACCTATAAAACGACCTGTTGCAGTCAATCTTTTAACTAGTGATGCTGATGTACCTTGACCCGCTGGAATAGATGTGCCATTTTGCACAAAGCCGCCAAAGGCAATATCTTCTTCGGCACTGAAACAGTCTATTTGAACAAGACTAGTGTCGTATATCTGACCAAGTAAGAACGGCGCCGAATTTAATGAATAATTGTAATTGCGTTGCATGTTATTTACCTTTTTTACTTTCCATGTGGGTTTTAAATATTGACGGCGTAGTGTTTTGCATTTGTGTATCGCACTTCTGAGAGAGGACGCCAAACACTGCAGATGTGTCTATATTGTTCGCTTTATAGCTTGTGCCGATTAGCGTTTCAAACATACCGCTGATATATTCGTCTGATTTACCGTCAAAGTTGATACTCTGCGTACGTCCTGAATTAAGGGCGGCAACCATGATTGACCTCGCATCGTGGTGCAGATAAGCTTCGATATCGATGTATGGTGCCGACCTTGCAAACATTTCAACCCTATCCATGGTTTCTTTTGCCCTACGTGTAGGGTCATTTTTTTCTTTTTCAGTCGCTAAATCAGCGTTAACTTTAGCTAACGATTTTTCTAAGGCCTCAACTTTTAAGACACTATTAGTTAACTTATTAACTAATAGTTCTTTTTCAACTAGCGACGCATCGTATCTCGTTTTTAGTAGTTCCATAGCGTCCGATCTGTCCACTTGGTGTTCATTTGGGTTGTTACTCATTTCGTCCTCTTTAATATTAAAAATACCTTCGTCTAGACGGGTGAAGTTGCATTCGCTAACATCACTATCTATTAAAGTCTTGCCGTCCATCCTAAATCGAGCAGCGATTCCCGCTCGTCCAGCGTCAACTAATGCTACATGATTGTAAACAACGTTAGTTTGCCGGTAATCGTAGCGTTCACCTTTGTAAGTACCACTCTCCTTAACTAAATTCGTACTATACCCCAAGGATATAGCGCACTTCCTACCACTCGAAATTTTAGATATTGAATCCTTTTTCGTAACGGTAAGTGATACCACGATATTATCGCCGTCCACTTTGTAGGTTTCGCCGGTGTAGCCAACTTGTAACGTGTTAGCGTTATCAACGTTTACGAGTGCGTTTGGGTGGTCATCTGTAATAGGTATCATTTTTAACGTGTCCAAACTTGAAAGCTTAAACACATCATCAGGATGTCGCAGTTCCCTGCGTATAGAACCGTCAAGGTTTGCATATTCGAAGACACCCGACCGGCTTACAACCGCCGACCCTCGCAGATAACCTTCTGTAGTCTTACTAACTTTTGGCAAGTGGAAAGTATCAAACCTTGTAATCGTTATTGCCATCTTAAATATTCAAAATTGGAATTGAAGAACATCTACACTGTATATCTTCCCCTGGTTGATATATTGTAGCATTTAATGAAGTGCGTTTCAACCATTTGTTAAAATTAATATCAGTTATACCACTTTCAGTAGGTTTAACTATCGTCGAATCGTGCCAAGAACAGATTCGACCTTGTAAAACGGCATGTGAACGCCGCACCCTATCGTCAACACTCGTTGACCATTTAAACTCTGTGATACCTAGTTCTAAATTTCTAGCTTTCGTTAGATTGCCGTTTAATTTATTAATTTGGTCACGTGCTATGACAACCGCCCTTTTCTTAGATATATCAAAGGCTTCGAATAGTTTACTAGCCAAGGCTTTGTGCGTTTCACCTGACCTGATTGACATATATACAATTTCTTCAACTTTAGTTAACAGTCGTTCTGGTATCGTTTTAATTAATCGTACATTTTGCGAAACCCACATGCGAACTTCATTCTTAATCTTTTCATTTCTTAACGTAGGGACTGCCTTTTTAACACCGTTTAACGAATGTTCGACTGCCTTAGAATTAAGGTCGTTTGTGAGTTTCGCAATATGCACAATCTTCTTAAAAAAAGAATTAAGTTTAATAACCATCTTAAGTTCTAACGCTACGATAAGTTTTTCAAAATCATCATTAAAAGCATCCTTTCTAACCGTCGAATTATAACGATTAGTAAAAACCACACTATTAATGAAATCATCTTTAATTAGAAGGCTGATATCCCTTGTAAGGGTTATCAAATAGCGTTCATATTTAAGAGTCGCACCAGTTGGCTGCTTGCCTATTAATCCTAACTTAAACACTGCTTTTTAAATTAGATTTTTCTGTTAAGTTTTGTTCTATCAACATCACTTGTATTTTTACCATCTTTAAGCTTTGCACCAATGCTGCTTGACGTTCAGGCGTTACGAGCACATCTTCTTGTGAGAAGTACAATACAGAATCGTTTTTTAACGCTTGAACACATAGCTGCAGCACATGAAGGGTTTTAGCAATATCTGACACATCTGACATATTTTAATCTCGTTAACTTATTGATTTAAAGGTGATATACTTTCTAGTCTAACTTTGAACTTTGACATATCGTCTTCTATTTCCACAATCATCCCCCTCGTGCGACTAATCAACTCTAAAGTTATAGGGTCTTGTACATTTGGCGTAGTGTTAAAAAGAATATTTAGATATTTGTTCAACATGCTAACGTCACCCATGAACCACGTTAAATCTTTTTCGGCTAAAAATACGATATCTGTTTCTTCTGTGTTTATTAATGATTTAACTTTACTCATAATTCTCCTCTTTGTTTAAGTTTAAATGAATTCAATTATTATTTTTCCGTTTGACCCATACGACCCAGAGCCGCCGTTTAGACCTACTCCAAAGCCACCGCTAAAGTCCGCATCAAGGCTTGCAATAGTTGGTATAGCTGTATAATTTCCTTGATATGTAGCGCTCGTCCTACCATCATAAGACGCTAGATATGCTGCAAAAGCTGTGTTAATAAAGCCCGATCCTCCAGATGACGTTTTACCGTCTCCACCTGAACAACCGCCCCCATATTTACCGTCTCCGCCGCCCCCTGTATCGTAACTACGTAGTCGCTCATCTCCTACCGCTCCCGCTCCTCTTAAAAAGGCGGCTTGGTTGAATGCAAAACCCTCATAGATTGCAGCAGATGTACCGCCCGCTGTCTGAGTGCCGCCAGTAGATGAGCCTGTACTATCAGCTTGACCCGATTCTCCACCGCCAGCGCCGCCACTACCTGAATATCCGGTACCGCCACTGCCGCCTCCTGCAATTGCCAGTATCGTACTACTGAGGAAAGATTGCCCGACGTCTCCTATACGGACATCTCCTCTACCGCCACCGCCGCCAGGGAAAGCATCGCCAGAAATACCACGCCCACCATTTGGAAAGCCGCCAATACCTGCCCTAACACCGTTAACGCCGCCCTCTCCACCACCGCCAACGATAAGTTTTAACTGTTTCCCAATATATGCAGTTGTATCAAAATGATACATAGTGAAACCGCCAGCGCCACTCGACCCGCCAGCGCCATATACACCTTGTCCACCTGCTGCGCCCAGTATTTTGATTCGACATATGAAGTTAGCACTGACTGGAATATTAACAGTCGTCTCCGTTTGCGAAAATGTAAACGCATATTTGTAAGTTACACCTGCAACAGCGGCGAAAGTGTTTGCAACGCTTGATAAGAATACCTTATCTAAGCTGTCAGCAAAGAAGGTCAGAACCGAAGTGTCGTAAGGAGCGCTTGCAATTGTCACATCCGCCCCGACTCCGCTTTGACGAAATACACCCACTGATAAAGCTAATTTTTTATTACCGGCGCCCCCCTGCTTAACTATTAAGGTTGTTCTGCGTTTAGTAGGTGTAGGAATAGGTTTAAGTATAATATCTTGATCAAGCGTCACGGTCGTGATATCACCTAACGCCCAGTTCCAATCAACTAACGCTGATGTGGTAAGGACGTTATAGGCGGTAGTACTTCCGCCGCCTGCAGCTATAGCGGTATCCATTTGACCTTTATTGACAGCGTCAGTGGTGGCAGTACCCGCAGCCAAACCTATAATCTTGTTAGCCCCCATAGCAATTCGACTCGCTAGCGCTACTTCTAACACACTTGAATTATACCACGCCTTGAAGGGTGTGACTACGGTGGAAGTGTTACTATTAAAAAAAGTCGCCGCCAAAGAACTATCGTTTGCGTTTGCTGTGCCAGCGTTGAAGACGACGCTCCACCCCCTGTTATTGTCCGTGGTCGTTTGCAGCGCGAAAGATGGATTAGAACCAGCGCCGCCGCCAGATGTCAAATTGTTGATTAGCGCCCGTTGAGCGAAAAACCCAGTCCAGTTGACAGTTTGATTGATAGCCACAATGCTTTGCACAGGATTCAAAGTAGTAGTAATCGTAGTGCCAAGGTAGCCGCTAGCTGTAATTGCGCCGTCTAATGAAACTACAGCGGTTGCAGCGCCTCCAACACGTGTAAAACTTAAACCATCCGTGCCAACGTTGACGATAGGTTGTGTTTGCATCCAAAGCGTGGAAGCATTGGTCACGCCATCTTTAACAGCAATGATGTTGCCAACTTTGATATTATTGGCGGTGTTGTAATTATCGACTCGTCTAAGCACCCACGGCACATATTGCGTGCCAATGACTTCTACTATGTAGATTCCGTTTTCTGCAGCGTTTGCTTGGGCGTTTAGGATTATCCTTTTGTTTACAGCTGGTATTTGGCCGTCTATTGCAAGTTGCTCAAGAGTGCCCGCATTCGTTAAACTAGCATTAACGCCGCCTGTACCGTTATTGTAAATTCCGTAATGTGACGCAACACTGATCAGCAAGCACGTATCTTTATAGTCGCCTAGGGCGATATCTGCATATACGGCGTTGACTGTGGAATTGGTGAAACTTTGAGCATCGGCTAAGCCTGTGGTAATTTTAGCATCAAGTGTGCTTTCAACATTCGTAAGGTTACTATTTATATCACTAATTGCTGTAGTGTTCGTTGCAATAGCCGCGGTTTGCACTGAGTCTGCCGTGTCAACGTATGTTTTAGTGGTAACATTTCCTAAATTAACCCTAGCTATAGACGTATCGGTAACATCGCTCAAATTGTTATTCGGCTGCAAAAATGAATTTGCACCATAGCTAAACTGGGTGAAGACTATCGCATCAGTACCAACATTATTGACGTCGTACACTTGAAGCCAAAGCGTGCCAGCGTTAACACTGCCATACTGGACGGGTATTAAATTGCCGGGGTTAATTTCACTAACAGTGTCGTAGTCAGAAGCCCTAGTTAGCAC